CGACATGGCCACGTATCACTACGTGGACAACCTCGCTCGCGCAGTGCGCCACGTCGGCCGGATCATCCTGGACATGATCCCGCGCATCTATGACACCAAGCGCGTGGCGCGCATTCTCGGGGAGGACGGCGAGCCCTCCCATGCCGTACTGGACCCGCAGCAGGAGCAGCCGATCACGGAAATGCAGCGGGACGACGGCGAGATCCAGCGCATCTTCAACCCGGGCGTTGGCACATATGACGTGTACACGACCACCGGGCCGAGCTTCACCTCGCGCCGGCAGGAGGCCGTCGAGGCCATGAGCCAGATGACGCAGGCCAACCCGCAGCTGTGGCAGGTGATCGGCGACCTGCTGGTGAAGAACATGGACTGGCCGGGTGCCGAGGACATGGCCAAGCGCCTGAAAGCGATGCTGCTGCCCCAGGTGGCCAAGGCCGACGACGAGAACGGGCCGCAGATCCCGCCCGAGCTGCAGCAGGCCATGGAGCAGATGCAGCAGCAGATGCAGGCCATGCAGGAAGCGGGCGCGCAGCTGCAGCAGGAAAACGAGCAGCTCAAGACAGGCAAGGACCTGGAGCTCAAGAAGCTCCTGATCGACGCCTACGCCAAAGAGACCGATCGCATCAAGTCTCTGGGCGGGGCACTCACGCCCGAGGCCGTGCAGGCGCTGGTGATGCAGACGCTGCAGCAGGTGCTGACCTCGCCTGACCCGACGCCGCAGATGGAGCCGCCACCGATGGCCGAACCGATCCCTCAAGAACCCGCTTCGGCGGGTTTTTCTTTGCCCGTCCAGGGCTAACCAAGCATCCAAGGAGAGCCAGCGATGCAATGCATTGAATCCCCACGCACCGACGACAGCGCCATTGAAGCCGAGATCAAGGCCAAGGGTAAGACCGCCCCGCGCGTCACGCCGGCCGACATCGACGCAAACATCGTCGGTGAACACTACTTCACCGCTGCTGACGGCGCGGGCGCGATCCTTGGCCGAGAAGGCGACGGGTACAACTTGCCCGAAGCGCTCGGCCTTCTCACCTTCTGCGTACTGGTCCTGAAGAACGGCTTCACCGTGACCGGCGAGAGCGCCTGCGCCTCTCCCGAGAACTTCGACGCCGAGATCGGCCGCAAGATTGCCCGCGCGAACGCCGTCAACAAGGTGTGGCCCCTAATGGGCTACGCGCTCAAGGCGCGCCTGAGCGCCGCTGAATAACGCCGCAAGGCCGCCACCGGAGCGCATCCGGGTCTGCCCGCAGGGGCATCCCTCAGAAGGAAAACCGCATGTCAGGCGATACGCTGGCAGGGCAAGACACGCCCGCCGTCACCGGCGAAGATCAAACCCTTGCTGCTGAGGTACAGCAGAACCCGGAAGCGCAGACGGACGGCGCCGAAGGTGCAAAGGAAAGTCCGGTCCCGAAGACCCTGACCCTCACCGAAGAGGAGTTGCAGGCTCGGATCGAGCGGGCAACCGCAAAAGCGGCAGCGAAGGCCGAACGCAGGGCATTCCGCGAGGCAGCGCAACGGCTGAACAGCCAGGCGCAGCAACGTGAGCCACAGCGCGAAGCATTCGCCAGCGACGAGCAGTACAGCGCCGCGCAACTGGAGTATCTCGCCGAGCAAAAGGCGTCCGAGAAGCTGGCCGAGCGCGAACGCACTCGCGAAGCCGAACGCAGGCAGGAAGCCTTCCTTGAGAAGGCGGAAAAGGCTGCGGAACGCTACCCCGACTTCCAGGTCGTCGTGAGCAATCCGGCGCTGCAGATCAATGAGGCGATGGCCGAATACATCGCCGACAGCGATCTCGGTGCGGAGGTGGCCTACCACCTTGGCAAGAACCCCATGAAGGCATCGGCGATCGCGCAGATGTCGCCCGTCAAAGCCGCACGCGAACTGGCAAGGCTTGAAGCCGAGCTGGCGAGCAAACCCAAAGCACAGCCCTCCAAGGCGCCGGAGCCCATTCGCCCCGTCGGCAGCCGCGGTGCGGGTTCGTCCTCTTCGCTTCCGAGCGATGACGACGACATCGCAACGTGGATGCGCAAGGAGCGAGAGCGCACGCAGCGCCGGTAGGGCACTTCAACCGCAATCCGACCCGCCTTGAGCGGGTTTTTTCGTTTCTGAGGTTCTCTCATGTCGAACACCATCCTTACCCCCACCGCCGTCACGCGCAAGGCGCTGGCGATCCTGCACCAGAAGCTGAACTTCATCGGCTCGATCAATCGTCAGTATGACGACAAATTCGCCCAGACCGGCGCGAAGATCGGATCGTCCCTGTCGATCCGCCTGCCCAACCAGTACACGGTTTCGTCCGGTGCTGCGCTGAGCACGCAGGACACCAGCGAGACCAGCACCTCGCTGACCGTCACCAACCAGAAGCACGTTGACGTGACCTTCACGTCCGCCGAGCTGACCCTGAGCATGGATGACTTCTCGGATCGCATCCTGGAGCCGGCCATGTCGGTTCTTGCGGCGAACATCGAAGCAGACGCGCTGAACATGGCGTTGGACGTGTACCAGGCCGTGAACAACGTCGGTTCCGCCATCACGCTGAACAAGGCGCTTGCCGCCCGCAAGATGCTGGTGGACGCCCTGGCCCCCGGCGACAAGCGCGTGCTGCTGCTCAACACTCAGGACAACCTGGACCTGGTGGACGGCCTCAAGGGTCTGTTCCAAGACTCCAACGAGATCGCCAAGCAGTACCGCGAAGGCAAGGTCGGCCGCACTGCCGGTTTCGGTGACATCTACGAGAACACGCTGCTGCCCTCGCAGACCACCGGCACGGCCCTGTCCGCCACGACTTACACCGTCAACGGCGCGGGACAGACCGGCTCCACGGTGGTGGTGGCCACGGGCGCGACCACGTTCAAGAAGGGCGACATTGTCACCTTCGCCGGCAGCAACCGCGTGCATCCCGAGACCAAGGCCGACACCGGCGTCCTGCAGCAGTTCGTGGTGACCGCTGACTACGCGGGCGGCGCCGGCAACCTGGCCATCAGCCCTGCCATCGTGGCCACGGGTGCCCGCCAGAACGTGTCGGCCTCGCCGACCAACGGCGGTGCGGTGACCAAGATCGGCGGCGCCTCCGCGGTCTACAAGCCCTCGCTGGCCTTCCACCGCGACGCCTTCACGTTCGCCACCGCGGACCTGGAGGACGTGTCCAAGTACGGCGCCTGGGGTGCCCGTGAGGTGTTCGATGGCATCTCCATGCGTGTCGCCCGCCAGTACGCCATCAGCACCGACACGATCCCCTGCCGGATCGACGTGCTGTATGGCTACAAGACCATTCGCGCCGAGCTCGCCGCTCGCATCCTGAGCAACTGATGCTCTTGGCCCTCTTCTGAGGGCCTTTTTCTTGAGGCTTCCATGTTCCTGAAATACCCCATGTCGCTGTACCTGCGAGGCGATGTCTCGGCCGATCACGTCATCGTTAAGAACGAGGACGAGGAGGCGGCCAAGCGCGCCGAGGGCTTCGCGGGAGCGTGGGAGTCTCAAGAAAAAGCCGAACCCGAAGAGCCGGCCAAGCGCCGGCCCGGCCGTCCGCGAAAGGCTGACTGATGCAGAAGTACTTCAACAACGTCACCAACCGCACGGGCGATGTGGTGCCCGGTGCGTCAGTGATGGTGACGGTGGCGTCCACTGGCGCGCTGGCCACGATCTACTCGGACAACGGCGTCACGCCCAAGGCCAACCCGATCACCGCCGACAACAACGGCTACTTCGAGTTCTATGCGGCTGACGGCAGATACTCGCTGACCATCACCGGCAGCGGCATCCAGACGCAAACCATCCCGGATGTGCTGGTCGAGGACCTGGTGACGTTCTCGCAAGCGGGATCGGGCGCGGTCCCACGCACGTTGCAGGACAAGCTGCGGGATACGGTCAGCCCGATGGACTTCGGCGCTGTGGGTGATGGCGTTGCCGACGACACCACGGAGCTGATGAATGCGTTTGCCAGCGGCAAGGTGGTGGACGGAGGCGGTCGGACCTACGGCATTGGCGGCGGCCTTAACCAGTTGCCGGCCGCGTTCGTCGGCATGCAGAACATCCGGCTCAAGCAGCTGAATCCGACGGCCGCGCAAACCCGGTCGATCTTCATCACGGGCAACACCAATCGCTTCGTCCTGCGCGATGTGGTGATCGACCGCGGCGGCTCGGCCGGCTATACCGTGGGCGACATCACCGACTTTGCCGGGGTCTACATCTCAAGCTGCTCGGGATTCACGCTGCACAATGTGCGCGTCACGAATGGTGGCCGCGGCAACGGCATAGCGATCACCGATTGCACGGACTGGCTCGCCATCGGGTCGGTGGTCGATGAGCACTACTGGCAGGAGGTGAACCCCGCTTCGCCGGTCATCATCGACGACATCATCCAAGCGTTCTGGGTAAACAACTGCTCGCGTTTCGGGATGGTCGGATGTCGAGCGCTGAACGTGACCAGCGGTGCGCCGGGCAGTCAGACCACTGGCGTTGCTGCCAACCAGAAGCAGCGCTACACCCGTTGGGGCTTCGGTGGGTGCCATAACTTCAGCTTGATTGGGTGCAACTCCAACAACTTGGATCAGTGCTTCGACCTCACGGGCACGCTGGGCAACTACGACTTCACCATCAGCGATTGCGTTGCCGAAGAGGCCGGAACCTACGGGTTCAAGTTCGCGAACAGTGCATACAACGGCCAGGTGTCCAACTGCGTGGCCAAGAACTGCGGGTACTACGGCTTCGTGATCTCCGGCATGACGGAGGTGGCGAACCCCAATGTGCGGGACATCGACTTCATCAACTGCAAGGCGATCAACACGGGCAGCAACGGGATTTGGGCCGCATCGAGTCCGAAAGGCTTCCGCATCATGGCCAGCACCATCGATGCGTCCTATCCGCGCGCCATCCGTTTCAACACCTGTCAAGTGATCGACAACCAGGGCGTGCCGACCACGACGGGCGGCTTCGCTTCGGACGTCAGTCCCATCGAACCCACCAGCACGGGGTACAACAAGCCCGACAGCAATACCTGCGTCAACTGCTCGGTAGTTGGGACCACCTCGCCCGCGAACTCGTACAGCGGGATTCACTTCCAGGGCGGCACCTATGTCGGAACCACCTCAGGGTCAGCCAGCACGTCTACCTGGACGTCGGTTGATCTGACCGCGACGGACATCTACGACCCGGCCGGCCTGCACTCCACGAGCACACAGCCGTCCAACGTCTACGCCAAGACGGCGGGTCTGTACATCGTCGCGGGAACGGCCTCCTTCAACAACAACACGACGGGAACGCGCAAGTTGCGGTTCGCGGTGAACGGAATCGCCGCATCGCCCGAATATCAGTTCGCCCCGCACGCGACCAGCTTCACGACCATGCAAGGGGTGGCCGTTCTGCCGCTCGTGGCGGGTGACTCTGTGCGGATCGAGATTTGGCAGGACTCCGGCGCCGGGCTGGTTTACGACCGAAGCAAGGCGAGCCTGTCCATCGCGCGCGTGCAGTGAGCGGGAGCCTTCAATGACCATCGTCGTAGCCTCCTCAAGCGCCACCACGGCTCTGACCCTCATCAAGCGCGCCCTGCGCCTGCTCGGCGTCTATTCCAAGGGCGAAGACCCGGACCCGGACGAAGCGCAGGACGGGCTTTCAGCGCTCAACGCGCTCATGGGCTCGCTCGCCAATGAGGGCCTGCTGGTCCACGCGCGCAGCCTGGACGAGATCGCGCTCTCGGCGGGCACGGCTTCGCTATCGGTCGGCCCGTCCGGCGACACGATCACGGATCGGCCCGTCAAGGCGCTGCCCGAGAGCTACATCGAGCTCGGAGGCGTGAGCTACCCGCTCGAGGTGCTGACGCTCGCGCAGTACAACGCCATCGGCGTGAAGGACACGCAAGGCATCCCGCGCGGCATCTACGCTCAGATGGACATGCCGGACGCCACTGTGTACCTGTACCCGGTGCCCAGTGAGGCGATGACGCTCAAGCTCTGGTCGGAAAAGCAGATCGCCAGCTTCGGCAGCCTCACGACCGAAGTGCATCTGCCGCCCGGCTACGACCGCATGCTGGCATTCCTGCTGGCGATCGACCTCGCGCCGGAATTCCAGACAGAGCCGCCCGCTGCCGTGATCCGCGGCGCCGCCACGGCCCGCCGCTCCCTCAAGCGCACGAACGCCGAAGTGCCGCAGCTCGACATGCCTCGCGGCGTGCCGGGCAACGTCGGCTTCCGCGACATCCGGGAATTCTGATGCTGCGCAACGTCCCCCTCTTCGGCCTCGGCAACGCAGGCAAGAGCGTCAACGTCAATGCCCAGCAGCGCACGAACCTGTATGTGGAGGTGCAGCAGGACCCGGAGGCGAACGGCCTGGTGCTGTATCCGACGCCGGGCCTCACCAGCTTCGTGAACCTGGGTGCCTCGCCCTGCCGCGGCTTCTACCAGAAGGGCGATGTCGCCTATGTGGTGAACACCAACGTGCTGTGGGAGATCGCGGCCAACGGCACGCTCACGAACCGCGGAACGCTGCTGACGGGCTCCGGTCGGGTGGACATCACCGACAACGGCACGCAGATGCTGCTGGTGGACGGCACCTACGGCTACGTACTCACCTTCGCGACCAACACGCTGGCTCAGATCACCGACACGGATTTCCCTGCATCGAACACCTGCGCGTTCCTGAACGGCTACTTCGTCGTGAGCAAGACCGATTCGGCGCAGTTCTACATCTCGGGGCTGTACGACGGCACGACCTGGGACGCCCTGGACTTCGCCACGGCCGAATCCGACCCGGACAACCTGGTGCGTCTGATGGTGGACAACGGCATGCTCTACCTCTTCGGCGACAAGACCACTGAGTTCTGGGGTGACTCCGGGGCCGCGGACTTCCCGTTCGCGCGCATCGGCTCCTCGGCCATCGAGTGGGGGCTGGCGGCGCGGTGGAGCCTGTGCAAGTTCGATGGCTCGCTCATCTTCCTGCGCAAGAACCGGCTGGGCGCCGTGCAGGTCTGCGTGCTGGCCGGAAACCAGGCTGTTCCGGTGAGCAACCCGGAGCTCGACTATCTGCTCGCGCAGTACGACGCAGAGAACGCCACTGGCTACAGCTACATGGTCAGCGGTCACCCGATGTACCAGATCAACTTCCCGACGGATGGCGTGTCCTGGCTCTATGACGGGCTGTCGAAGGCCTGGAGCAAGGTAGCCACCGGCAATGGCCGGCACCGCGGCGAGTTGCAGGTGAACTTCCTCGGTTCGTCCTACGTCACCGACTACGAGCACGGAAAGGTCTACCTGCTCGATCAGGGCGCATTCACCGACGACGGAGAGCCGATCGTGCGTGAGTTCGTCAGCCGGCACAACAAGGGCGGCGACTTCATCCGCATTGCGCAGCTCTGGCTCGAGATGGAGTCCGGCGTAGGTGCGGTGAGCGGGCAGGGCGCAGATCCGCAGGTAATGCTGCAGATCAGCCGGGACGGTGGGCACACATGGAGCCAGGAGCTCTGGCGGTCTTTTGGCGCGCTGGGCGAGTACGGCAAACGGGCAGTCTGGAACCGGCTCGGCCGCGCGCGTGACTGGCTGTTCCGCGTGAGGGTGACGGACCCGGTGAAGACGGTTTTCGTGGCGGGCTGGGCGAGCTATGACAAGTAGGTTCGAGCAGCCGGGCGACCTGCCCATTGTCAGCGGAGACCGGATCACGCCGGCCTGGGCGCAGTGGGTGTCCCGGGTGCATGCGGCCGTCTCGGCGCTCTATCAGTCCGGCCCGACGGCGAGCCGGCCCACGTCGCTGCTGTGGGTGGGACGCGTGTTCTTTGATACGGACCTCGGCAAGCCGGTCTGGGTCAAGGCGGCAAAGCCTGCCGTGTGGGTGGATGCCACTGGAGCCGTCGTATGAACGTGAGCTACGGCGCAGGATTCTTTCCGAAGGTGGTCGGGCCAGATGCCCTCATCGTGGTCAATGGCGATCAGGTCTCGTTCAACGTGCCGGACCGGCGCCCCGCGGTGATCCGCAAGCAGATCGAGCGCCTGAAGGACTACTTGCTGACGATCGGTGAAAAGGCAGAAATGCCTATCGATCACACGCTGATCGATGGTGTGTACACGCGCACGCTCTTCATCCCCAAAGGGACCATCCTGGTCGGGAAGATCCACCTGAAAGAGTGCATCAACATCGTCGCCAAGGGCGACATATCCATCCTCACCGAGACAGGCCTTGGGCGGGTGCAGGCGGGCTACGTTGCCCGATCAGGCCCGGGCACTCAGAAGGTGGGCTACGCCCACGAAGACACCGTGTTCGTCAACGTGTTCCGCACGGACGAGACGGACATCGAAAAGATTGAGGCCGAAATCTCCACGGAGAAGGCGGTCGAGCACTGGGAGTTGATATGTCAGTAGCATGGGTCGGAGTGGGTGTTGCTGCCGCAGGCGCGCTGTCTGCGGCAGATTCGTCGCGCAGGGCTGCGAACACGCAAAGGGACGCGGCGAATCAGGCAAATGAACTGAGTCAGCAGCAGGCCGCGCAGATTCGCTCGGACCTGACGCCGTATCGCGATCTAGGGACTGGTTCTACGAACCTGATGGCGCGATACCTCGGGCTGCAAGACGAGTACACCGGCCCACGGCAGAGCCTGTCCGAGATCCGGAACATGCTGATGGAGCAGCAAGGCCCGACCGGACAGCTGGGCTCCGGTGGCGCTCGCATGTGGAACGGGGGCACCGAAGAGGGCGGGCGCGTCATCCAGTGGATGAACGGCGTTCCTTATTCCGTGAGCACGGAAACCAATGGGGATGGATCTACGAGGGAGGTGTATTCCCAGATCCAAGACTACAAGGCGACACCATATGACCCATCCGCGCTGGACGCGCGGGCGCAGGAGCTCTATGGGCAACAGCAAGCCGACTATGCCGCGTGGCAGGCCGAACAAGCCAAACTGGCGCAAGATCCGTCGTTCGGCTCACTGCTGCGCAACTTCACGGGCCAGGACCTCCAAAACGAACCGGGATATCAGTTCGGGTTGCAGCAGGGGCAGCAGGCGCTGGATCGCCGGCTGGCGTCGGGCGGCAACTACTTCTCTGGCGCGGCGCTTAAGGGTGCTACCCGGTTCGCCCAGGACTACGCTGGGACGAAATATCAGGACGCGTTCAACCGTGACTCGGCAAACAAGACCAGGACGTACAACTTCCTGTCCGGAATGACATCGCTTGGTGAGAACGCTGCGGCGCAGACCGGCAACGCTGGCCAGAACATGGCGAATCAGGTTGGCGCGAACACGATGGGCGCGGCCAATGCAGCCGGCGCAGCGCAGATCGCCAGCTCGAACGCCTTCAGCAATGGAATGAACAACGCGGTGAGCGGTTACCAGCAGAACCAGCTCTTGAACGCCGTGATGGCCGGTAACAGAGGGTGGGGCAGCACGAGTAACAACTTGGCGAACGGCCCGTCCAACAACGCCGGTATGTACGGCCTGGACTCGTCCTTCAACCAGTACCTCGCGCAACCATAAGGGAGCCACCAGTGCCAATCGACGCATCCATCTACGGGCAGATTCAGCAGCCCAAGCCGGTGAACGTGCTCGCGCAGTACGCGGACATGATGCAGCTTCAAGGCGCGCAGCAGAATCAACAGCTGAACCGCCTCAAGATCGACCAAGCGCAGCGAGCGCTGGACGACACGAATGCCCTGAATAGCCTTTACGCAGGTGCGGTCGGCCCCGATGGCAAGATCAATCGGAATGCCCTGATCACCGCTGCAGCCGGCGCAAACCTCGGCTCTCACATCCCCCAGCTGCAGAAGTCGTTTGCCGACGCGGACGCCGCGAGTGTCAAGGTGGATGCTGACAAGTTCACGCTGGCGAAGAATCGCTATGACCTCACGCAGAAGACATTCGGCGCGCTGTCCAATGATCCGAACCTGAGCAAAGACCTGGTCCTGGCAGCGGCCGGCGAGATGGTCCGGCAGGGGGTTGTACCGCAGGAGTTCGTAGCCAAGCTCCCGGAGGCCCTGCCGGACGATCCGCAGATGCTGCGCCAGGAGCTGCGCCGACGTCTGTCCACGCAGCTCAGCCCGGAGCAGATCCTGAGCGCCTTCGCGCCGAAGCCCGAGAAGATCGACAACGGCGCGACTCTCAGTTTCCGCGATACGAACCCGAACAGCCCGACGTATGGCCAGAACACGGCCGGCGCGTCGGTACAAAAGCAGGCGTCGCCGGGCGACCTGCTCTCCGCGCAAACATCCCGGGAGAACGCCGCGGCCACTCGCGACGTGGCGGCCGCGACCCGCGAAGCTGCGCTGATCGGCCAACGACTCAAGAACGACGAACTGCTGGACAAGGCTGCCGATCGCGCTCTCGCGAAAGACGCCTCGGTTGCTGGCACGGCCGCTCAAATTGCCGTCATCGACAAGGCGCTCACGCATCCGGGACGCACCACCGCAACCGGCTTGAGCGGCACCGTCGATCCGCGCAACTACGTGCCGGGCACGGATGCGACGGACTTCCGGACGGTGCTCGATCAGATTGGCGGCGCCGCCTTCCTGAAGGCGTTCGAATCGCTCAAGGGCGGAGGCCAGATCACCGAGATCGAAGGCAAAAAGGCGACGGACGCGATTGCTCGCCTGAGCCGGGCGCAGTCGGACACGGAGTTTGAACAGTCCCTGCGCGAACTGCGCGACGTCATGGTCAAAGGCTACGAGCGGCAGTCTGGAAAGACGTTCGACCGTCCGGCCCCCTCGACCGGCAAACCCGCGTCCGCGCAGCCTGGAC